TCGAACTATTCTTCTTCTATAAACATTATTTAAAAACGCGAAGCGTTAAGATATTATCTAGATTGTTCAGTCACACTTTGCCCTGGCGGGCAAAGCGAATGGACATTATCTGAGTTGCACAATATCACCTTAGCGTTAACGCATTACAGTGGCGGTCATCCTGTACCACGAGCGTTGTCTTTATATGACGGCGGGCTTAACAAATACGCTAACACCTGTTAAACCGTGGGGCTACTACCCCTCTTTTAGCCTTGTTACATCCCCTTATAAATCAAACTGGTTATGGCATATCCAATCGTCGTCCTGTAAAGGATAGTGATTTATAACTCTGTCACCAAGCAGAACTACCTTGCCGTCACACATCAGAACGGATTCAGGGCACACGATCAACGCCTGTGCGGGCTTATTTGGTGATTTAGGAGCCTAGTTTATTATGATTTGAGTATATGTGAACCGTGTACACGCACAGAAATTTGACCATTGTAATAGTCTTTTGATTCCAGCACACGACGGCTGAACTGTTCACGAGCCTCTATATATGACGTTTCTGCCTTGGATTTACAGTAAAATAGTATTTCCCGCCGAAAGTTTTCTTGACCTAACTGCGCGATATCCTTGAGCAATTCGTCTGACGAACCATAATAGGTGCGCCAATCGCTGTCAATTTTACCACGGATTTTCTTTTTTTTCTTTGTGCCGTTTTTTAATTTAACTGTTTTATAAGTTGTTTTAGAAAATTTAGCTAGTTTTTTGCCTATGTACATACGTCCGGAAGCAATATTTGTTATAAGATAAACAAACCCTACACAATCTTCCGGAAGTTCTTCTACAATTTCATTGTTATAGTACCAAGACATACACTAATTAGTGTCTGTCCCGTCCTGTGCCTTGTCGTTTTGGCTTTCACGCTTTTCAGCATCTAACCAGTGCCTATATTCTTGTATCTTTGCCCTGCGTTCACGAGCAATAATTCTAATTTGCCCTAGCCAATATCTTGACTGTTCACCCGCACGGCGTGTGCCTTTATTAATCCAGTCCTGATTGGCTTTAAAATACATCTTAAAAGCCATCATCAGGCGTTCGTGAGTTTCCTCATCTTGCCACACTACTCTGTAACCTCCAGGTCGTTAGCATAACTTGTGTAACCATTTTCCTTAACAACCTTAAGCACGTTGTTAACACGGCCAATAAGCTCATCTCTGTGACTGATTAAGAAGATATTCTTCTTGCGTTCACGGCCCATTTTCTTCAATACAGCCAATGCGCCTTCAACTCCAGCCGCATCTAAGCCGTTATCAATCAGCTCGTCCACAAACAACAGGTTAATCTGTTGATATAGACTTTCCCATACATCACGGAACGCCCAAGACAAGCTAAGGATAAGTCTATTCCGTTCACCTCGACTTAGATTATCAAAATCTAAGTCTTGCCCTAGCTGTGTGATCTCCACAGTTAAATCGTTTTGGAACAATACTGTGTGAGGCAAGCCCATTTTATCGAGATAATAAGTTAGACGATTGTTCAAGTATGCTAGGTTTTGATCTATAATCTTTTTACGGATAAACGAATCCTTGCTAGTTAAGAGTTTAAGTAAAAACTCTTGATGATCTTTTAAACTACTTAGGTTATTAACATTGTCCCAAGTGATTTCTTGTATGGCGGTATCAGTTAATTCGTCAATTTGCTCTTGATAAGGATCAGTTTCAACGGATTTAATTGTCAGTTGTTGCTCCAGAGTCTTTAAATTGTTCTGATGTTTAAGTGCTTGCTCTAGTGTGTCGTAATAGGTTTGTGGACGACCGTTGATCTCACCAATGCTGGCTAGCTCTTTATTAATCTTAGCCAGGTCAGCGGTTACTTTATCAAAGTACTTGGTAGCTTCTTCCAAGTGCTGTTGGGCGGTAGTTGACATTTCTTCGTGTTTGTGATCGTGAAGCTCTTGTTCACAAGCGTGACACTTTTTGTCTTGCAACTTGGCAAGCTCGCTTGCGTACTTTTTTACGTTTCGCTCCGCTTGTGCTAGCGCGGCTTCTAGCGTAGCCCGCTCTTTATTTAGGCTTTTCAGCTTCGCTGAAAGCTCTTCATAGGCCTTTAGCTCGGCGTGTTTAACTAGTTCGGCATCGATGTCTACATTTTCTAGTTCAACAATGCTACGACCAATTTTTTCTAACTCGGTTGTATGCTGAGAATTCCAAGCATTTTGTCTAGTTAACAAACTATCAATACTAATTTGTATCTTTTCGTTAGCTTTCTTTGCAGCTTCAATATTAGCAGATTCTTGCATAATAGCATCTTTAGTCTGCCTAATCATTTCTTTAAGAGCTTCCGCTTTTTCACTTAGAAGTGTAATACCTAGCAACTGTTCAATGATTACACGTTGGTCATTTGCCCGCATACTTAAGAATGGCTCTGTATAAGTGTTCAACGCAACAATATGCTTGAACATATCGTGGCTCATACCTAACAATTCGTCCAGATCTTTTTGCGTTTCACGCATATCGCCCTGTGCATCATCTGTTTCTTCGCCGTCTTGTTCTATGTCGTTTACATAAAACTTCATAAGTGTAGGCTTGCGCCCACGTTCAATACGGTAATCAATGCCATCTTTTTCAAAGGCAAGTGTAACTAACATATTCTTATTATTAACTTTATTAATAAGATTATCTTTCTTGATGTTAGTTAGTGCATTGCCAAACAAAGCAAAACTAAGAGCATTTACAATAGTAGTTTTACCTGTACCATTGCGTGAGCCGTTATCGTCTCCGCCTTGATCTAAGTTTTCACCTAGTACAAGGGTTAGGTTTTCTTTACCAAAATTTACAGCCTGGGTTTGATTACCCACGCTCATAAAATTCTTAACGGTCAAATCCTTAATTTTTATCATAGGCTATTATAAATTGATAACAAAATGTTTTTGTCATATGTGTCGCTGTCGATACTAATGATCTGACTACTAACAATCTGATCCACGCTTTCAAAAGCCTGTACATCTATGTTAGTATTAATTTCAATATCTTTCTTTTCAGCGATTAGTGTAAGTTCGCGGATGTCGTAATCTGCAATAAACTTCTCTTTAATAAAACTTGCTTCTTCAAAACTAATATCAATATCTAGCGTAACCCTTAAATGTTGCTTGGGTTTGATTAGTGTGTCAGCTTCGTCAATTAGTTGACTCAATTTAACTGTACGGAATGTAGGTTGTTTAGGCCAAGCGTGATATTCAGGTTTACCGCCCCACTCTAAGACCATCATTCCACGGTCATCGTCCCACGCATCTGCATAGTTGTGCGGAAATGCGTTGCCGATATAGACCATATTCTTTTGTTGCTGACGTTTATGGAAGTGTCCGCTAAACCCTAGCTCATAGTTTTGAAATGTATCTAAGGTAATCTCACCGTGATCTGGCATCTGTACCATAGCGTTCATAAAGAAGTGTGGCAATTCAAAGTGACCAAAAATATACTTGCCACCTTTCTTGCTTATACTCTTCCATTCTTCGCCCACAAGCCACGGGCACAGCGTAACATTGCCAATAGTAGTAGGTTCGTGAACTACGGTAATGCCAGGAATGTACTTGCCAAACTCAACCGAATGAATGTCTCGCTTGTCTTTGTAATACAAATCGTGATTACCAGGGAAGAAATAAAAATTATCAAACGCTTGTCCGAGCTTTTCTAACGCTCTAAGACTATAGTCCATTGTGGTAATATTAAGACTGTTTCGATTATGATGCCAGTCGCCCATAAAAATTCCTGTATCGCAACCTTCCTCTTTGGCCTTAGCAATATACCAATCAACAAACTCTTCACAATCTTGGTTGTGTACAGATGAGTTGCTCTTGAGACCGAAATGAATATCGGTCATACACGCAACCTTCTTGAACAAGTTGCTCATTCTTCAACTCCGAAATGTTGTTTAAACAGGTCGAGCCGGATACTGTTATCTTTATACACACGAGATACTTCGACACCGTTCTCTACTACGGTAGTCATATCATCCCAGATGATGGTAGCACGATAGTTTAACTCTGGCTCGTTCATTTTCTTTGACTCCAAAATGTTGTGTCTTCAACTCCGAAATGTTTTTTTAATCCTACAGCAATAGCAATAGCCAAATCTGGGGTAATATTACTCATTGTTACTGCTTTCCTCATTATGACGTTTTAGAGCAGCTGCGTGTTCCCCAGCACCAGTACGACTGTAGCTAGGATTCATACCATTAATTTCAAGAATATCATCACGGATATTTTGATTACGTTTTTCAATATTGATAACACGGACAAAGCTATTAGTCACTGCCGCGGTAAAGTAAGCAAACGGATTGTCTGATTTACTTTCATCAAATTGTAGTCCTATTTGTGTTAGCTGTAGTATAGCCTGACCCTTCATCTCATCGTTGTAAGTATAGCCACGAACGTTGCCGCGAGTAGCATATCTCTCACACAATTTTAACATCATCCTAGCTAAGGTGTTAGTAATTTGGCCAGCATCCTTGTCAAAGTGCCCTTTCTCTAGATCACCTTTCCAATGACTTTTGCCAACACATACCAGTTCATCTTCGTCGTTGAATTTCCAATGTTGGAATGGAGGAAAGTTGACCTTATCTCTGTGATCTGCCAAACTCTTTGGATTCTTTTTACGAGTATTGTTAAGTGGAATGTGATCAAATGTCATAACCCTAAATACAACATCAGTTTTGGCAATCTTTTTATAGTCAATTTCGCAATCTGCTTGTTTGACTTTTTCACCAGCTTTTTTACGAGTTTGATAATCTAAATCACCTATGCGTTTAGCCCTGTTGCGTTTGGCTTCGGCTATGCTACGAATATTGATTTTATCCACGCTAGGAACAATTAAGTCGTATTGGTGATATTCCGGTTGGGTAAAGCTACAATACGAGCTTTTTGATCTATGTATTTCTAACAACATATCCTTGTTGTTTAGGTAATTAACTTTTGCAGTCATCCTTTGTCAGTCCTCTAATAGTAACATTATAAACTACGCACTTAATAAAGTCAAATAAATAATATACCAAAAGGATATTATATGGACTTGAACAGTTTTGCACAAACCGCAGCAGGTATTGGTAACATAACCAATGCCGCAACTAATGCTGTTAACACGTTTACCAGCGGCGGCAGCCTAGCAGATAGCTTGTTAAGCGGTACTGGCTTAACAGCAGGTGCCGAAGCTGTGGGTGATATAGTAAGTGCGGTAGCTAGCTTTAGCGATAGCACTAATCCAGCAGATTGGCGTGTTAGATTAAGTCTAGCTAATTGGACTAGTTTTAAAGGTAGTCCAGTTTTGAAGCCATTGAAAGATGCGGGTGGTCTCATATTTCCTTATACTCCAACAATTAACATCGCCAGCAGTGCTTCTTATAACAGTATTGATACAACCCATACAAATTATTCTTTTAGAACTTTTAAGAATAGTGACCCTGGGCAGATATCAATCACAGCGCCTATGAACGTTGAGGATTCAACGCAGGCATTGTACTGGATTGCGGCGGTTCATTATTTAAGAAGTCTTACCAAAATGTTTGCTGGATCTGATCCAAAGGCCGGCAATCCACCTCCAATTGTTTTCTTAAACGGATATGGAAATTATATTTTTAAAAACGTACCAGTTGTGGTACAAAGTTTTAGCACAACACTAGATGCCAATTGCGACTATATTGGTTGTAATGTTGTTGGTAGTATGGCAGGAGACATTCAAGGCATAACAGACAGTCTTGGCGGATTGGCAAGTTCAGTTGGCGGAGCACTAGGCGGAGCCGTTCCTGGGCTGAGTTCAGTCACTGGAGCAATAAGTAGTATTGCAGGCGGCGTCGGACAAATTGCTGGATTGGCTGGCAGTTTAGGATTAACTGGAACAACAAGTGGCGGTGTTGCACACGTTCCGACAAAGAGCAGTTTTAGTTTAACCTTGCAACCAATTTACAGCAGAAATAGCGCACGTAACTTTAGTCTTGATAGATTTGTCAGCGGCGGATATTTAAACAACCCATTTGGATATGTATAATGTCAGTAAAATATTCTAACACTAGTCCTTGGTATAACACGCCAGTTACAAATAACTATCTCGATGTACTTACAATACGACCTGTAAGCGCAGAAGTAGATGATATTTTATATACAATAGATTCTAAATTTGCTTACAGACCAGACCTTTTGGCGTATGCCTTATACGGTACTCCAAGTTTATGGTGGGTGTTTATGCAACGTAATTTAGATGTTATTCAAGATCCTATTCTTGATTTTGTTCCGGGTAAACA